TGAACCGTCATGAAATTTCCGCTATCTTTGCCGAATAGCGTTTAATACTTTTGATTAGAGAAACGTCCGGGAAACTGGGCGTTTTTTTTTGGCCTTGCGTTACAAAACGGGGTTTTTCCTTATTCCCTCCCACGAAAAAATTCTAAAAAAACGAAGGGGGGGGGGTAAAAACTTTTGTAATTTTGTCGCGGAATACGTGAAACCTATACTGGGACTACGTTTCAGGCGTTACAAAACGCGTTACAAAAAAATAATTTTGTCGCGGATTGTTTACGAATGAAATTTTTATTTAGCTTTGTGACATGGCGCAAACAATTAAGAACTTATTAAAGAGAATCGACCGAGTAAACGCGCGCCATCGTTGAAAGGTCGGTTCTTTTTTTTGTAACGAAACATGATTCCAAACATTTCCGTTTTCCGTTCCATTTTTAATGCGAAGGAAACACCCTTCACGATGAATGTGGTTGATGTCTTCAGCCGAATTAAGAATGGCTATCCCGAACTAATTTCCAAAATCAACCGACTTCGTGAAATGGACGATTCAACCGAAGCTTATCGTGGATTGAAGAATTCATTGCTGGCAATCATGTTCAATGGAACGTTCACCGAACGAACCGACAACGGCCTTGTTGAACATTCAGGTCTTTGCATTCTTGATTTCGACGATTACCCGGACGAACAAACAATGAACCAAGACAAGCAACGGTTCAAATCACTTCCATTTGTGTTCATGGTATTCACTTCGCCGTCGAATAAAGGACTGAAGGTCGTTGTCAAGATACCTAAAAGCACCAAGGACGAACACAAACGAAGGTTCAAAGCGCTTGAAAAGGAATTCAATTCGGACTATTTTGACGCGTCCAGTCAAAATGTTTCGCGCGTTTGTTTCGAAAGCTACGATCCCGACGCATACCTTAACGAATTTTGCGACGAATTCACGGCAATAACTGAAGAACGTGGACACGTTTTCACCGAACGTCCACCGATTGTATACTTAATGGACGAAAGCAAAATAATTGAACGAATCATGAAGTTCGATTTCGACGGCGAATTCGTCGCTGGCAATCGGAACAATTACATTTTCAAGATTTCCGCTTGTTTTTGCGAATACGGAATCACGCGCGACGTGGCCGAATCATTCCTTGAACAATTCGTTTGTGCTGATTTCACGAAAGCCGAACTTGCAAACACCGTTAAAAGCGCCTACCGAACCGCACAATTCCGTTCGAAATACTTCGACGACAACGACAAACTCAACAAAGCAAAAACAAAGATTCGTCAAGGACTTTCACCGAAGGACATCGGCGAAGCGCTTGGACTTGACCATGAACAAATCGACGAAATCAAGACGGAAATCGCAAACATTGAAGATATATTTTGGACGGTTGTCGAAACGAAAACGGGGGAACGAATCACCATTGAACCGAATAACTATTCAGCGTTTTTGTCCAAGCATGGATTCGCGAAGTACTATCCCGAACGAAGCTTGTCACCGACCTTTGTTCTCATAAAAGAAAACAAGGTTCGCTTGTCGTCGGTTGAACAAATCAAGGACTTCGTTTTGAAATACCTTGAAAGCCGGGGGGAAATTTCCGTTTGGAATTATTGTTCACGTTCGACGTATTTGTTTAGCGAAAACTTCCTAAACATGATTGATTCCATTGACGTCAAAATGCTTCAGGACACCAAGACCGAATCTTTTATTCCATTTCAAAATGGCGTTGTCGTTGTGACCAAGGATAAAATTGAAATGAAGCAATTCATCGACGTGGACGGCTACATTTGGGAAAATCAAATCTTGAATCGGGACTTCGTAAAGGTTGACGACCACAAGAACGATTTCCAAGATTTCATTCACAAGGTTTCGAATCAAGACGACAACCGAACGATTGCGCTGGAAACAACCTTGGGTTATTTGATGCACACCTTCAAGGACAAGACCGAACAAAAGGCAATCATTTTCAATGACCAAGAAATCGACGACAACGCCAACGGTGGTTCGGGAAAATCCTTAATGTTGACGGCAATCAATTATTTTAGGAATTTAGTGACCGTGGACGGAAAGCAATTCAATTCGATGAAAAATGACTTCGTTTACCAGCGCGTGAATCTTGACACTCAAATTCTTGCGTTTGATGATGTCAAAAAGAACTTTGACTTCGAACAATTATTCAGCGTCGTTTCACAAGGAATCACGGTGAATCGAAAGAATAAAGACGAAATTTATATTCCATTCGAAAGGTCGCCGAAGATAGTCATCACGACGAATTATGTGATTGCGGGCGCTGGTTCAAGTCACGACCGACGAAGACACGAACTTGAATTCTTTCAATACTTCAACGCGCAACATTCACCATTGAAGGAATACGGCCGACTTTTATTCGATTCGTGGTCGTCGGACGACTGGTCAAAATTTGACAACTACATGATTTCGAACGTTCAAAAATACCTGAACGAAGGATTGACCAAGACGGCATCCATTAACGCCGACACGAAGCGGTTCATTCAAACGACTTGCAAGGACTTTTATGAATTCGTTCGCGAAGGCAACATTGAACTTGACGTGTATTGTTACAATCAATCCAAGCTTCAGGACTTCCAGCGGGAAACGAATTCGTTCAAGGACTTGTCAACGCAAAAATTCAAAAAGTGGGTGCGAGAATATGCGAATTTCAAGGGTTACAAATATACCGAAGGACATAATCACATGGGACGGTATTTCATGCTGACCGTTGGATCACCTTCGCATGATTTCACGCCACCGAAAAAAGATTGTCCATTCTAAATAATAGCTTATGAAAACAAGCAACAACGTAATTTGCGCCGTTAGCGCTGGACTGACATCTGTAATGATGTCGATAAAAATGAAAGAATGGTATCCTGAATGTAATGTTGTAAATGTTTTTTTGAATACTGGTAAAGAAGACCAAAGAAGTTTACAATTTATGTACGAATGTGATTTATTTTTTAACCTGAATTTGGTATGGTTAGAAGCAGTAATTGACCAAAGAAAAAAAATAGGTACAAATTACAAAATAACAAATTACCATAATTTAGATATTAAAGGAAAATTATTCGAAGAAGGGATAAAAAAATATGGTATACCAAGTCGCGTCAATAAATGGTGCAATCGTGTCTTAAAATTAGAAGCGTTGGAAAAATATGGAAATGATTTGTTTGGAAAAAATAACTGGTCTTTGGCGTTAGGTTTGAGAATTGATGAAATTGACCGAATTTCCGAAAATTACAAAACAAATAATGTTTTTTATCCACCATTTGAAAACAAAATTGATTCAAGATTGAGAAACAAATTTTGGAATAATCAGCAAATAAAATTGAATGTTAAAGGTTACGAGGGGAATTGTGATTTTTGTTTTGAAAAATCAAAACGCAAAAGAATGACTATTGCGGTGGAAAATCCTGACAAACTTATTTGGTGGAATGAAATGGAAAAAAAATACTCTTTAATTGAAATTGACGGAAAAGAACAATACAATTCAATGGTTCGAAACGGTGGCGCTTTCTTTGGACGTGAAAATGAAAGTATTGAACAAATTATTGAAGATTCAAAAAAACCGTTTGCGAAAGCCAACGACGAATATATTTATGAAAACGATTTATTTGATTTTGAAAATGGTTGTGGTCAAAATTGTACTTTAGAAATTTAATAGCTTATGAAAACTTTAATCACTTTATTTATTTTACTCACCATTGCTATGTGGTGGTTGATGCTTTATTTCTTCGGTATTTGGGGTGCGGTTGGTTGCATTGCGCTTGGTTGGTTGTCCTATATTTACATCAAATACAACGGGTTACCATGAATCAACACAAGATTTACCGCGTGTTAAAATTGATTCAGTTACTCGAAGTCAAACCGCGAAGCGTGAACGGAATGTCAAGGTATCTTGGAATAAGTGAACGAAGCGTTTACCGATATTTGAAGCTATTCGAAAAGCTTGAATATAACGTAAAACGAGATATTTATTACAAATACTTTATAGAGAAATGAACAAAGAAAACAAACAACGATTGAATGATTTGCAACTGGAATACAAACGCGAAAAATATCCGACAATCCCCGTTGATTATTTGACGCTCACGAAGTTCGAAGACAAGACCGCCAACGGCCTGACCAAGGCAATAACTTCGTTCATCAAGTTTAACGGCTACCAAGCGGAACGAATCAACACAATGGGCGTTGCAAGGGAAAAGAAACGAACCGACGGAAAGGTCATCGGCGTGACATGGACGAAGTCAACATCGACCAAGGGAAGCGCTGACATTTCAGCGACTATTCGTGGACGTTCGGTTAAGATTGAAGTCAAGGTCGGGAAAGACCGTCAAAGCGAAGCACAAAAGAAATACCAAGAATCAATCGAACGCGCTGGTGGCGTGTACTTGATTGCTCGTGACTTCGATTCGTTCGTGGAATGGTTCGATAAATTTGTTCAGCAATGATTGAAATCAGCATCACACAAGAACAAATCAAGCGCGCCAAAATGCTTTATAATTTCAAAGCGCTGAACAATTCGATTCGTAAAGGTGAAGGAAATTTAATCGGCGCACTTGGTGAAATAGTCGTGTTCGATTACTACCAGAACAAAGGACGCGAAGTCGAACATTGTCAACACCATGATTTCGATTTAATGATTGAAGGATTCAAGGTCGAAATAAAGACACAAGAAACAAGATTCAAACCGATTGATTCATGGACGTGTCATGTTTCTAACTTTAACGCAACGCAAGATTGTGACTTTTATTGCTTTCCATTTGTCAACGAATCAATGTCAACGGCTTGGTTGGCTGGAATGATTACGCGAACTGGATTCAAAGAACGCGCCGTGTTCAAAAAGGAAGGGGAAATCGGATTCAAGAAACCTTTCAAATGTGACACGTGGACAATTCGAATCGATGAATTGACAAAAATTTATTGACCTTTGTTTCACGAATGAAAATAATTTCTATATTTGGTAAAATTTTAATACTTTAATTATGGCGACAACAAGAAAACAGACCGAAGAGGTCACACCTGAACAACCGAAGGGACTATTCCACAAGCTTCATTCGGCAAAGCAACACATCGGAAAGGTAGCGAAGAACGCGACGAATCCGCATTTTAAGAAAACTTACGCGGACATTAACGCGCTTTTGGAAACGGTCGAACCGATTCTTTTATCTTATGGGTTGATTTTGCTTCAGCCGATAAAAGGGAACACCGTGTTCACGATAATAACGGACATTGATTCAGGCGAATCCGTGGAATCATTTATGGACATTCCGTTGAACATAACCGATCCACAAAAAACGCTGGCTTGCATTACTTACTTTCGACGCGGAACGCTTCAATCATTGTTGTCGCTTCAGTCAATCGACGACGACGGGAACGAGGCAAGCAAGCCGACCAACAAACCGACCATTGACGAAGAACGATTCAAGAACGCTTTGAAAGCAATCGCCGACGGAAAGTTCACCGTTGAGAAATTGAAGGCAACCTATTCGTTGACACCTGAACAAATAAATCAACTGAAATGAACGAAATGAATGCGGAACAACGCGCAAGGTATTTGTTTGACTTGTTTGATTTCATCGAATACGATTCGAAGGTGAAGACATTCATGACACGCAAATCATGCGCGTTGATTCTCGTTCAAGAATTGATGAAGGACGTTGACATCAAGTCACGTGATTTCATTTATTGGTCCAATGTTAAACTAAATTTATTAGAACTATGAAATGGCGCGCTTCACAAATAGGCAAACTCATGACAACGTCACGGTCGAAAACGGACGTCTTGTCGCAAACGGCGAAATCGTACATCGAACAACTTGCGAAACAAGATTTCTTCGGATACGAATTACCAGTCGTCAATAGATACCTTGACAAAGGGACGAATCAAGAACTTGAATCGATTCAGTTATTGAACGCGGTTCGCTTTGAGAATTACGAGAAAAACAACCTTCGGATTGAAAACGATTTCTTGACCGGGGAATGCGACATCGTGACGAACGAAAGAATCATTGACATCAAAACGTCGTGGTCGCTTGACACCTTTCCAGAACTACCTGAAGACATCGACGCGAAGGATTACGAATGGCAGGGACGCGCTTACATGATGCTTTACAATCGAATGGAATTCGAACTGGTGTTTTGTATGGTGTCGACGTGGGACGAATTCTTGACGCAATACGACGACAAAACGCTTCACATGGTCGACCACATCGATCCACGAAAGCGAATCACTTCGTTGTTATTCGAACGCGACTTCGAACTTGAACAACAAATGATTGAACGTTGCCAGCTGGCCACGGAATACTATGTCGAACGAATTAAAAAACTGAACGACAAATGAACATAACGCACGAACAACAACCGATTAAACACGAAGACACCGTGTTAATGGCGGTCATGACAAAGTACCACGAACGGTCGAAACGTGGTGTTTCCAAATACGGGAAAACTCTTGACCGAACCGACATCAATTTGATTGATTGGTTGAATCACCTTCAAGAAGAATTGATGGACGCAACGCTTTACATTGAAAAACTTAAAAAAGACCTATGAAACAAACCGCAATGCAACAACTCATCGAAGCGCTTGAACTCAAAGTTATGGCGCAACACATTCCGTGGGTTCAAAAAACGCTTGACGACGCGCTTGAAATGGAACGACAACAAATCGCGCAAGCTTATCAACAAGGTGAATGGAATCAAGGGTGCAACGGTGACGCGAACGAATACATTCAAAAAACATTCCAGCATGAAAGCAACCATTGAATTCAACCTTCCCGAAGACAAGCACGAATGGAACAACGCCGTTCAGGCCGACGCAATGTTCGCATGTTTGTGGGATATTCAACAAGAACTTCGACGGCTATGGAAATACGAAGAACTAAGCGAAGAAGAATTCAAAATGCTTGAAAAAATTCGGGATTTATTCCATTCGATTATTCAAGAAAACAATGTAAATTTAAACAACTAAATATGAACAAAGAAAAAGGAACGGTCGTCAACGTGACGCCATTACAAACAATCTCGGACAAGTTCCGAAAGCAAGATTTCACAATCAAAACATTCGACGCGAATTATCCGCAATTCTTGACCTTTCAAGTCGTGAACGACAAATGCGACCTTGTTGCGAACCTGAAGAAAAACGATGTTGTCGAAGTAAGTTATAACCTTCGCGGTCGTGAATGGACGTCGCCCGAAGGTGTCACCAAGTATTTCAACACCGTCGAAGCATGGTCTATTCAATTATCCAGCGAACCAACACCAACAACAACAAATGAAGACGCTGACGATTTACCTTTCTAACGATTCGACGATTGTTGACTTCATGCGGACAACGACCGAAGACCGTTTGTCGTCTCGTTACAAAATGACACACTTGGCCGAAGACATGAAGGTTTCCTATTCGATGCTTTACCGCTTCATGAAGGGACGTCCAGTCGGCGAAGAATTCTTCATTGCTTGGTTCAAATACTTTTCGAAATGATTTTCTGGTCGCGTGAAGCTTACGACATTGCCCGCAAGGTGACTTCGAATCATGAGCTTCATGCCGACCTTGTTCATCACCTTTATATTCGAATGCATCGATTCAATTTCAAG